CTTTGTATGCGAGGTTTGCTAATTTCGACATTGCTAAATTCATTGGTTTAAAAAACTATTTTATCGGTATGGTATTACCGTTCAATCTTATCGAGGGTATTATATGGTTTGTCGTGAGTATGATCATATTAAGGGCAATACAGCCGCTCCAGAGAAGGTTTCATTCTTAACAAAACATTATGAGCAAAGTCGGTGTTGGTGTGGTAAAATTTTATGTGAATCAATAAAATGGAGGTCGTTTCTATGAACGATTTTGACCCAAACAACATGAGCCGCTCAAAGCGGCCCAAAAAAGATAAGCTCGAACCAAAATTTTCCCGAAAGTCAGATTCAAAATCCCCAAATAAAGGATTTCGTGTTCTGCTTGTTGTATTAGCGCTTGCAGTTATATCTTTTGTACCTGTGTATGGCATGATTGCTAATCAAAAATCATCAAAGCCACAAACGGCTGTTTCTTCAAGTACAAAGCGTTCATCAACTACTAAATCTACGTCTTCTGAGTCTTCTGAATCATCATCTTCCGAGTCAAGTGCATCAAGTTCTTCTGAAGAAGAATCAGTAAGTAGCAGTGAAGCTGCTTCAAGTGAGGAATCTGCTAGTTCATCTTCTACTGAGACGGCTGAATCAAGTTCAGCATCAAGTAGTTCCACAACCACTACTGCAGTTTTGGGTGCTAGTCAAACGTTGTATAATTTTGCAGTTACACACGGGATGACAACTAGCCAAGTTATTGCATTAAATCCAGGGTTAACAGTTGATAATTACACACAGTATGCTGGTACTGCACTAAACATTCAGTAAGAGGACTTTTTATTATTATGACGAATTTTCAAGTTGCCATTGATGGCCCAGCTTCTGCCGGTAAGTCTACTATTGCCAAAATTTTAGCAACAAAGCTAAATTATGTGTATGTTGACACAGGTGCAATGTACAGAACAATAACTTTAGCTGCAAAAAAGAACGGCATTGCTTATAATGATGAAGAAAAAATAAAAAACTTATTGTCACAAACGGAAATACGCTTTGAACCTAGTACACCAGTTCAACGTGTATTTTTGAATGATACCGATGTCACGGAGGAAATTCGTTCCGCTGAAGTGACAAACAATGTGTCTGTAGTGGCTTCCTTTGCGGATGTACGTTCTAATTTAGTCAATCGTCAACGTGAAATAGCTAATAACAACAGTGTGATTATGGACGGCCGCGATATCGGCACAACTGTGTTACCAGAAGCAGATGTCAAAATTTTTCTTGTAGCAAGTGTTGATGAACGTGCCCAACGACGTTATAAAGAAAATGTTGCTAAAGGGATGACTACTGATCTCGAAACATTGAAGCGCGAAATTGAAGCGCGAGATTACAAAGATTCTCATCGTCAAATTAGTCCATTAACACAAGCGAAGGACGCTATTTTAGTGGATACAACGGGACAAAGTATTGACGATGTTGTGGCTAAAATAGCCAACATTATCGAAAATACTATTAGTTTCTAATTTACACGGTTAAACCGTGTTTTTTACTATACAAGAACTAAAATATTTGGTACACTATATTCATAGTGTAAATTGTAGGAGGACGTTTGACGTCATGAGTGAAACAAACAACGAGCTTTTAGCAGCTCTCGAGAGTGCAGATCAAATTAAGGTAGGAGATGTCGTTACGGGCGAAGTACTAGCCGTTGATAACGATAACCAAGCAGTTATTGGTTTGCATACCGGTGAAGAAGGAGTTGTGCCAGCGCGTGAGTACTCAGACGATCGTAACATTAATCTGGCAGACGAATTGAAGGTTGGTGACAGTGTTGAAGCTGTTGTCATCTCTAATGTAACAAGCGACAAGGAAGGCGTATCTTACTTGTTGTCAAAGAAGCGCTTGGAAGCACGTAAGGCATGGGAAAACTTGTCATTTGGTGAAGGTGATACAGTTGATGCTAAAGTTATCAATGCTGTACGTGGTGGTTTAGTTGTCGATGTTAATGGTGTTCGTGGCTTTGTACCCGCATCAATGGTTGCTGATCGTTTCGTGTCAGATTTGAACCAGTTTAAGAATAAAGATATTAAAGCACAAGTTATTGAAATTGATGCTGCCAAGGCACGCTTAATCTTGTCACGTAAGGCAGTTGCAGCACAAGAACGTGCAGCACAATTAGCAGAAGCATTTGAAAAGCTATCAGTTGGTGAAGTTGTTGAAGGTAAAGTTGCTCGTTTGACTGACTTCGGAGCATTCGTTGACTTAGGTGGCGTTGATGGTTTGGTACACGTTTCAGAAATTTCTCATGATCGTGTTAAGAACCCTGCTGATGTTTTGACAAAGGGTGAAACAGTTAACGTTAAAATTTTAGCCTTAGATGCTGAAAAGGGACGTATCTCATTGTCAATCAAGGCTACACAACCTGGACCTTGGGATAAGGTTGCTGAAGAAGCTCCTGCCGGAACAGTTCTTGAAGGAACTGTTAAGCGTGTAAAAGACTTCGGAGCATTCGTTGAAATTTTCCCTGGTATCGAAGGATTAGTTCACGTATCACAAATTTCACACAAGCGTATCGAAAACCCTTCAGAAGTTTTGAAGTCAGGCGATAAAGTTCAAGTTCAAGTTTTGGATGTTAAGCCTGCCGAAGAACGTATTTCATTGTCAATGAAGGCATTGGAAGAAAAGCCAGAACGTGAAGATCGTGGAAATTCAAAGGATAGTTCAGCATCACGTGCAGATATTGCTGCTTATAAGCAACAAGATGATTCAGCTGCAACATTGGGCGACCTCTTTGATGGTAAGTTCTAAGAATTCTATTGAAAAGAACTGGTTCGCCAGTTCTTTTTTTATGATAAATTTATTTATACAAAGGAGGTGCCAAAATGTCAGCACCAATAGTAGCAATTGTCGGTCGACCAAACGTTGGTAAATCAACTATTTTCAACCGTATGGCGGGAGAAAGAATTGCGATCGTTGAAGACATGCCCGGTGTCACGCGAGATCGCTTGTATGCACCAGCTGAATGGTTAAATTATGAATTTCGAATGATTGATACCGGTGGTATCGAAATCGGTGATGCACCGTTTTTAGCGGAAATACGTGGACAGGTAGAATTAGCAATTAATGAAGCTGATGTTATTGTGATGGTTGTTTCCGGCCGAGAAGGATTAACTGAGGCTGATGAAGTAGTTGCACGTATGCTATATAAATCTGATAAGCCTGTCGTTCTGGCTGTCAACAAAGTAGATAATCCTGAAATGCGCCATGATGTCTATGATTTTTATGCACTAGGTCTTGGGGATCCATTCCCAGTTTCAGGATCACACGGTTTGGGATTAGGTGATTTACTTGATGAAATTGTAAAACATTTTCCTGATGAAGCTGCCGAACAAGAAGACGATGCGATTCGTTTTAGTATAATTGGCCGCCCAAATGTTGGTAAATCATCAATTGTCAACGCTATGCTTGGTGAAAAACGTGTGATCGTCTCTGATATTGAAGGGACTACTCGTGATGCTATTGATACACGATTTGTGACTGAAGAAGGGGACGAATTTGTGATGGTTGATACAGCCGGTATGCGTAAGCGCGGGAAAATCTATGAGAATACTGAAAAGTACTCCGTGATGCGTGCTATGAAAGCTATTGATGATAGCAACGTTATTTTGATGGTTATTGATGCGGAAGCAGGAATTAGAGAACAAGATAAACACGTGGCTGGGTTTGCTCATGAAGCTGGGCGAGCAATGATCATTGTTGTCAATAAATGGGATGCGATTGAAAAGAATGATCGGACGATGTCTGACTTTGAGAATTTAATTCGCGAAGAATTTAAATTCTTAGATTATGCACCAATTGTGTTTGTTTCTGCTAAGACAGGGCAACGTTTAGATAGATTGCCACAAATGGTTAAAGATGTTGACGATAATCATCGTAAGCGTATAACATCTTCAACATTAAACGATGTCATTATGGATGCTATTGCAATAAATCCAACACCTTCAGATAATGGTCGTCGTTTACGAGTATATTATGCGACACAAGTCGCAACGCAACCACCAACATTTGTCATATTTGTTAATGATGTTGAACTTATGCATTTTTCATATGAACGATTCTTAGAAAATAAAATTCGAGAATCATTTGACTTTACTGGTACGCCAATCAAACTCATTGTTCGCGCACGAAAGTAAACGTTGCAAAAATATGTTTTTAATGTAACACAAATGTTACGAAATCCCGAAAACCCTTGATAACACTACACATTTGGCGTTTCTTATGTTATTCTAGTTACATGAAATAATGTTTCGACAGATTTCACGGAGCGCATCATGCGTTAAAAAAACTCTTATTAGGAGACAAGAAAATGGCTAACAAGCAAGAATTAGTAGATTCAGTTGCTAAGGCAACAGGTTTGACAAAGAAGGATGCTACTGCATCAGTTGACGCAGTTTTTGCATCAATCGAAGAAGCATTGAAGAACGGTGAAAAGGTTCAATTGATCGGCTTTGGTAACTTTGAAGTTCGTGATCGTGCTGCTCGTAAGGGCCGTAACCCACAAACTGGTGAAGAAATTCAAATTGCTGCCTCAAAGGTACCTGCATTTAAGCCAGGTAAAGCTTTGAAGGATGCCGTTAAGTAATATATAGCCATTTATACCGCTGTTTTACAGCGTTTCTGGGGAAAATTGGGGAAAGTAGCTTATTGCTCCCTAATATTATCCAGTATATTAAGAGCAAGCTCACGTTGAGTTTGCTCTTTTTCTTTTAGCATGTGACTATACACACTGAGTGTTATTCCGATGTTAGAGTGCCCAACTCTTTTGGAAATGTAGTCGATGTCAACACCATTGTGTAATAGGTAGGAGACGTGAGAATGACGTAAACCATGAAATCTTATCGAATGAACGTTGGCTGATTTAAGTATCCGTCTTAAATTATTTTGCACGGTTTGATTTGACCAATAGTAGAACAGATTCAACTCATTGCTTTTATCAAAATAAGTAATCATTGTTTTTGTCAACCTTGAAGAAATGGGAATGACTCGTATAGATGATTTATTTTTAGGCTTGGTAACCATTTTTGCTCCGCTAGAGTATGATTTTGTAATGCTTACTTCCTGTTTTGCCAAGTCAAAGTCTGATCTAGTCAAAGCCAGTAGCTCTCCGTATCGTGCTCCAGTTTCGATTGCTATTAATACTAGAAGGTGAAAACGGTCTGTGTTCTCTATAATTGAATAGAGATAGTCTTGTAATCTCTCGAATTCTTGAGCATCGAGATAATTTTGTATACTAGTTTGCTTTTTACTGCTGACGGCTTTAAGTCTCCCAAATACGTCACGTTCAATATATCCGTCAACATAAGCGTCTTTTAGGGAGCTTTTAATTGTCGTAGTAATGTTTTTGGTTGTTTCTAGTGAATGTGTATGACCAAATTTTATAATGCGCTCTTGAGCAATAGAGGGGGTTATTTGAGACAACTTCAACTCTTCAAACATAGTAGCGATATTCTTGGCGTATGTTTGATATTTCTTCATAGATGATATTCTGACGGTCGGCTCTTTGTATGTTTTCAACCATTCAAGATAATAATTACTAAAGGTCATTTTTGATTTTTCTGGGTCATATCCGTTTTTGACCTTAACCTCTTCCTTAGCAGCCCACAACTTAGCTTCACGTTGTGTATCAAATGTAGAAGTTACTTTCTTGAAAACCCCGTGTCCGTTAACATAAGAGACGACTGCCCGCCATTTTTTACCACGTTTTTCAAAACTTGCCATATAAAAAAAGCCTCCTTAAAAAGGGGGCGCATATCTGGTATAATTAGATAGAACGCCTCGTGCGTTTGTAATATTTCTTTAGCACACCTCGATCTTTGGTCGGATAGGGTGTGCTTTTTTGTTTGTTTATTTTAGAGACTTCATTGTCTATTATGTACGCCCGAAAGGGCATGAATTAAATACCTAAAATTTGTTTCTTTTTAGTATCGAAATCTTCTTGGGTAATAACTCCCTGATCTAGTAGTTCTTTAAGTTTAGTCAAGTTATCAAAATCTATTTGAGGTTCTAAATCCGTTTTAACACTTTCAACACTCTTAGCATCGTTATTAGTTTTAGCTATTCCTTGGAGTTTGGAATATAAAGTTTCATCATAAGTCGTTTTCAACATTGATTGATAAGGAGTTTTTTGAATAAGCACAATTTTTCGGGTGACGTTTTTCTTGGTGGTCGTCAATACCTTATTTTCTTTTTTAGCTGTTAAACCACCGATAGCTGTCCCGACACCAGGCATCAGAACAGTTCCTACAACAGAACGAGTGATAACACCTTTTCTTTTCCCAACGTTTTTGGTATTTGTTTGCTCATCTACTTTTTCGTCTAACTTGACTTCCAGTATATTATCATATTCAACGTATACATCTTTAAAAAAATTTTCGGTTGATAGTTTAATTATTTTTAGGTCGTCGTTAAACTTGTTTATACCGATTCTGCCATTAGCAACAAACAACGATTTTAATTGTAATTGATGATCATCATATTCTTTTTTATGTTCTTTCTCCTGAGCAGCTTTTTCTTGGGCTGCAGCCATTTCTTTTTTAATTCCATCAAACAATCCCATTATCTGTTTCTCCTTTAAAATATGTACACCGCATAGCGGTTTACTCAAATTCAAGTTCAGCCATGCTGTTTTCAAAATTATCTAAAATTTCCTTGTCGGCTATAAATTTAACCCAGTAAATAGGTTCTTTTCCTTTGATACTCGATTCCATTCTTAACTTATCATACAAACTAGTAACGACGTCAGTCCACATTTTTTCAGCTTTTCGTTCTATTTTTCCGATGTCCCAACGCTTAGCTACTGGTCTTCTTTCATTTCTAGCTTTTTGATCATCCAAAGCCTTTTCTATAAATATGTTATATGCTGAACTGTTTGACTTTAAATATTGATTCAATTCATCTGTGTTCATTTTTCCTCCTTATAAAACGACAACGCCGAATATTGACATCTCATGGTTATCGTCAATGGGCATGTCATCATACTTTTTATTCAAAGAGACCAATCGGCAACCATTTTCATCTTTTATCAATTTCTTGACGTAGGCTTGTTGATCGTAGTCTGCTATGACTATTTGACCTGATCGCACATCTTTTGTTTTGTTTACAAATATGATTTGTTTATCTTCAAACAACGGCAACATTGAATCGCCATTTACAACTAGAGCAAAGTCGTGAGGTGGTACCTCACCATCATAGGGTACAAGTTCAGGTTTTCCATCTAGCAGGTATTCACCGGTTCCAGCCGAGACAACACCGTAAACGCTAACCTGCTTTTTTTCAGGAATAGGGAAAGCGACTACATTGTTTTGTTCATCTAATTGTTTGCGTGCATAGTTGACCACATTGTTTTTGCGGTTGGTGTCAAGTTGATTATATATTGAAACGATATCATCATCTTGCGATAGTCCCAAAATATATTCAGGAGTTACACCTAAAGCTGAGGCAAACTCATTGACACGATTTAATGGGAACTCGCGTGTCCTGTTAAAGTATCTCGAAACAGCAGATTTCGCCATGTCTACTCGACGTGCCAATTCGCTGATGGAATAACCTCTATTATCAGTTAGTTCCTTAATTAGGTTGACTATTTCATCATTAGTGCGCATCTACATTTCTCCCTAAAAGTGTTTTTTTACATTATACCACCGTTCCCATAAGTATACAAATAAAACCCAAAAAAGAACAAATTCTATATTTATTTGCATAAAGTGTTGACATACGAGAACGACGGCTGTATATTAATAGTGTACCCGAAAGAGAACGAAAGGAGGAGACGATATGAACGTAAATTTAAAAAGGTTAAAAGCCGAAAGAATAGCGAACGGGTTAACTCAAGATGAAATGGCTAATCGCATGGGCTGGAAATCAAGAACGCCATACGCCAAACGAGAATTAGGATTAATTCCAATTGGTGCTGACGAATTGGCAAGAGCGGCAGAAATTTTAGGGTATGATACAAACTCTTTAGGTATTTTTTTTACTCTAAGTGTTCTCAAAAAAGAACGACAACAACCAGCATAGAAAGGAATTGAAAAACATGAAATTTGAAATAAGAAGACCAAAAGGTGTAGAAGATGGTTCGCCAAGTTATAAATACGAAATATATCTGAATGGACAACGATTAGATGAGGGACTTATTGACGTAGAAATAAAAATGCCAGCAAAGTCAATACCAAAAGTGATATTAACTCTACTGCCAAATGATTTAACCGCATCAATAGATGCTATTAAGGATATCAACGCTTCGCATAAGGAAAGCTGATAACTACGTTGTTTGAATAGTCTGTGTATGTTTCAGGCAATCCAAATTCGTTAGCCAAACGATTAACTGTATCAGCAACGTCACGTTGATTAAATTCAGGAAAAGAAAAGTCCGCTGAACCGTTCTTAACTTCTTCCCGAATAGCACTGGCAATTCTACCATCATAAGCCATATGAAATACTCCTTTCATAAGACTAGGCAAATGAGCCAGTAATTAAATTTTATCACTACCAGCATAGGAGGAAAACATGACAAAGCACGTTTATCGAAAGATAGATTTGTCGAAACACAGTTTCGAAATCAAGGGTACTCCCTTAGGTTCAAACAGATTAAGCAATACTGAGATTCACATTTATATTGATGGTGTGGAAATCAGATGTGTCAAGGGTGCAGAACTAATTGGTGATGTAGACAATAAAAAAACAACGCTTCAACTACGTTTGAGAGAAGAGGAAGCGTTGAATAACAAAACTTTTTTTGAAGAAGCCGAACCAATTAAGAGCGTAGGTGGTTATGTTCCCTCAAAAATCAACCCTAATCTTTCTCAACATTTAAAAACTCTTGAAAAAGATTATAGTTCAAATCTTCTGCATATACTCGAGAGAAATGAGCTAAAAAGGAAAGCGGATCAGTTACGCCGGAAGTATTACTGAAATCTTCCTGAAACTGTTTGAAGTTTTCGTCGGTATATTTACTCAAAACGGTATCTCTTACCTGATAAAACTTTTCATCAAATTCTTTTTTATTCATAAGTGTACTCCTTTCAAATTACTAGGCACTGCAATGCCAGTAATTAAAGGATAGCACAAAAAAACCTGACTAAATGGACTAGTCAGGCGGAATATTAACAATTTAATTATAACACGAAAGGGATATTAACATGGCAACATCATTTCAATTAACACCAGAGCGTGTTGAAAAAATAGAAACATACAACAGAATAGGTTGGCCGAACTTGATGACAATTTCATTATTGGAGTTGTACACACAAACTAGTCAAGATACATTACGATCAGTTTTCCTAAGCAGAGACGATGCGCCGTTCATTAAATACCATCAACGTGGTGGTGTGATTCCACGAAAAGCATGGGACGCGTTTACGGCTGCTATATCAGTTGGGAAAACATATGAGGGTGAAATTTAGAAAGGTAAACAACATGAATAAAGTAGAGACGTTTAACTTTGAAACTAACGAAGTGAGAACAGTAGTGATTGACAAAGAGGTTTGGTTAGTTGCAAAAGATGTAGCCAAGACACTGGGATATTCTCGGACAGCCGATGCAATCAAAGCTCATGTTGATGAAGAAGACAAAGGGGTCGGTAAAATACAGACCCCTGGTGGAATGCAACAAATGACGGTTATTAATCAGTCGGGAGTTATTTCATTATCGTTATCAAGTAAATTACCATCAGCACGTAAATTCAAGCGTTGGGTGACATCAGAAGTTATTCCAAGTGTATTGAAGCACGGCGCATATATGACTGATGCAAAGATTGAACAGGTACTAACTGATCCAGATACTATTATCCGTCTAGCAACTGAATTGAAAGCAGAACGTCAAGCAAAGTTAGAGCTTCAACAAAATAACTTGGTGCTTAATCAACAGGTAAATGAACTGAAGCCAAAAGCAGATTATGCAGACGTGATTCTCAATAACAAAGCACTAGTGACAATTACATTTATTGCCAAAGACTATGGCATGAGTGGTGTCAAGATGAACGAATTGCTTCATGAATTGGGTGTTCAGTACAAGCAGGGTACTACGTGGCTATTGTATGCAAAACATCAACGCAAGGGTTGGACACAATCAGAAACACATGAGGTCATCAAAAAAGACGGGACGACTAAGCTAGTTCCGAATACGAAGTGGACTCAAAAGGGACGACTTGGCTTGTACGAACTGCTAAAGGCAAATGGATACTTACCATTAATCGAACAAGAACAAACAGCATAAGGAGGAAATAACATGTGGTTTTTACAAATAATAGCAGTAGCAATCGTGCTTGTATTCGTTTTCGTAGGTGGCATGATACAAGGTGAGTCACAAGAGCGTGAGCATCAACGTAATAAGCACCGTTTGGAACGTATGGGTGGCACAAATGGTAGCAACAAGTACATGCGGGTTAAATAAGGAGAATAACAATGGAACAATTAATTAAATTATTACAAGGTTTGTTAGATGGTGAATTTGAGTTAAAAGAGTTTACACGATCGAATAAAGAAAATGATGACTACACAACAACTATGAGTTTTGGATTCGATGTCATACAACAAGCCCCACGTGACAGTGAGACATTTCGTTAAAATCTTGGCAAACTTAACAGATTATCTGTGGTTGTCTGGGACGGAAAATGACCTTGAAAATTAATGAAAAAATAGATGAAAAACTGAATAACATCAACAAAACCTGGTATTGGTTATCTAAGAAATCCGGTATTTCGCTAGGAACTTTATACCCAATCAAATCAGGTGCCAGAACACAAATAACTTTTTCCACCATGGAAAAAATCGCTGATGCATTAGATGTCAGCTTAGATGAATTTAGAACAAAAAAATAAGCGCCTAACTGCTGCAACAGTTAAAGCGCTGGATATAAATTATTTGAATGAAATTTATATCTCGATTATAGCAAGAAACGAGGTAAATGCAAATGAATAAATTGCGTGAGTTGAGACAACAAAAGCAATTCTCTGTAAAAGCTGACCTATCTAGAAAGGAGCTTTCAAAAAGAACTGGAGTTTCCACAAGCATGATTGAAAGTATTGAAATAGGACGAAGGAATCCTGGTATAAAAACTCTCATAGCTCTTGCGGATTACTTTGATGTATCAATTGATTATCTAGTTGGAAGGAGTGACGTTAGATGATTCAACCACAAGACGCGTTAGGATTTTATAAGCCCTATAAGGAAAGTTCAGCATGGCGAAAAAAGCAGAGCAGAATTGAATACTTATGCAAAGAACGTGATGCAGCATTGGACGAAATTCAAGGTTGCCAAGATTACGTAGAAGAACTCGAACAAGAATTAACACAGTTAGAATCAGGAGATTAATTATGGCAAATGAAATAACAATTATTGATGATTTTGGTCAAAAGTTTGGCTTGAGTATTATGACTGATGATGTTCAGTTAAAGCAGTTAGATAACACAACATTTGAAGACTTAGTGTATCTGATCAAGTATCTAAAAAACGGTATTAAAAAGACTGATGCGGAATTGAAATCACGTTTAGATAATGGAACTCAATTCAAACACATCAGTTATGGAGAAAGCAACAAACAGTCATTAGCCCAAGATGATGAAGCGCTCAAGAAAGCGTTTGTTAAAAAGTATGGTTGGCAAGCAGTTGAAGTCAAAACACCTACTAAATTGAAGAAAGAATTCGGTGAAACTATACAGGAAGATTTGGATAAGGTCGTTGTTCACGAAACACAAAAGAGGGTGAAATATGAGTGATTATCAAAATCTATACGAGGCATTAGCTGAAACACAGAATAATATCGAACAACCAAAAAAAGATGCCAGTAATCCAATGTTCAAATCAAGTTATGTGACTTTGGACGCTGTTATTAATTCAATCGTAAAAGCTCGTAAAGAGGCAGGTGCAAAATTCTTTTTCACTAATGTTGTCGACAACGGAGTAATGCTTACTAGAATCATTGGTTACGGGGAAACGATAGATCTAATTGGTTCAAAAATTGCTGATGATTTAGGTAATCGAGGAACAAACTCGGCTCAAGCAGAAGGGTCAGCATTGACATATGCAAGACGATACAGCTTATCCATGGCGTTTGGTATCGCAAGTGATGTTGATGATGACGGCAATGCAGCAAGTAAGAATACAAAGCGCCAACAAACACCGCAACCAAAACTTATTACAAAAGAACAACTGCAATTATTAGAACGATTGATTGCGGATACATCAAAAATAAGTGGTAAAGACATGATGGCCTATACCTTAAAATCTGTCGGTGTATCAGCCCTCAAATTCGTTCAAGAATCAAACTACAAAGCACTATTAGCAAAAGTAACAGAGTGGCATCAAAAAGCAGAGGAGCAAGCAAATGAATCAAGTGAACCTAACGGGACGACTAACTAAAGATATTGAACTACGTTACACACAATCAGGCAAAGCAGTCGGAAGTGGCACAGTAGCTGTTAATCGTCGATTTAAACAGCAAGATGGCCCGACAGCGGACTTTATCAATTTCACCATGTGGGGTAAAGCAGCGGAAAACTTTTCAAACTTCACACACAAAGGCTCTCTAGTTGGTCTGGGTGGTGAATGGCAGACACGTAACTATGAAAATAATGCTGGTCAGCGAGTTTATGTAAATGAACTCAACGCTAACACTTTTGACCTATTGGAGCCAAGAGGCGAACAGCCGCAATCCAGTCAATCAAACAATACGAATGTTGCTGATGTTGATCCATTCGCCTCTAAAGGAAACGGTCCATTAGATATCAGTGATGATGACCTACCATTCTAAGAGGTGACACATGGCACAAAGAAGAATGTTTAGTAAAAAAGTTACTGACACAGATACTTTTCTTGACATGCCATTGTCTACACAAGCGTTGTATTTTCACTTAAATATGCATGCAGACGATGACGGATTTATAGATAACACCAAAACAATTCAAAGAATGATTGGGTCTAGCGATGACGATAGAAAGTTGTTAGTTGCGAAACAGTTTCTATTACCATTTGAAAACGGGTTAGTAGTTATAAAAGATTGGCGAGTTCATAACTATATACAAGGCGATAGGTATCACAAAACCCAGTATATCAACGAAAAAAGCCAACTTGTTGTTGAAGAAAATAATATGTATACAAAACGTATACAAGATGTATCCAACATGGATACGCAGGTAAGGTTAGGTAAGGATAGGTTAGGTAAGGATAGAAAAGATATATTGTCCGGTTCTGAAGAACCCGACCAACTCCCTTACAAAGAAGTTGTTGATTATTTGAACGAAAAAACTGGAAGTAAATATCGAAGTAGTGGAACTAAAACTAAAAAATTAATCAAAGCAAGATTTAACGAAGGGTTTAGTTTAGATGATTTTAGAACTGTGATTGATGTTAAAAGCAAGCAATGGTTAACAGATCAAAAAATGAAACAGTACCTAAGGCCTGAAACATTGTTTGGAACTAAGTTTGAAAGCTACTTGAATGAAAACCAGGTAACTAGCAAACCGGCAATGAAGAACGGAGGCTATGGAACGAGATGAATAGCCTCAAGGAGATGTTAGAAAACGATGAACGCTTTACTAAGAACAAGGTTAGCGATGAAGAATTGCAAGCATGGCGAGAAAAAGTAGAACGTGAAGACCAGGAACGAGTTCGTCAAGCATTGTTTAATAACAGGGCACGTATCTACAAGCGAGATAGCGTGTGGGGAACTAGCGGTGAGCAGACGTTCACATTTCAGAAGTGGAACCCAAAAGTGCAACCTAATCAAAAGTTAGCCCATGACATTTGGAAAAAGTCAGCAGATATCACTAAGAGAATGTTTGATAGTAATTTCAACGTTCTGTTCTACGGTGAAGCTGGTACTGGTAAAACAGCCATGGTGTTAGCAATCATTGATGCACTGAAACAACACTCGAATAAGCTGAGTATGTTTGTCAGTGTTATGGACTTACGAGAACTGATTATGTATGACTTCAATGACAATGAAGCAGCTATCAAGATAAAAAACATTGAGCGATCAATGCGTGAAGTTGATGTGTTGATACTTGATGACTTTGGTTCTGAAGCTGGTGGTATGAAAAACGAAGGTAGTGCCACTGAAAGATTACAGCAGTTCTGGTTTCGAGTTGCTGAAGCAAGGCAAGTGAAAGATAAAGACGGCAACAAGCGTTACAGCACTATCGTGACCACAAACAACGATAGAGGCGATCTGGAACGCATGTACAACAAGAAGATTGTTAGCCGACTGATTACAAAAAAAGCAGAGAACACAGTTGTGTTTGATGGATTGGACGATGTCAGAGAATGAGTTATCAAATGATTTGTACAGAAAATAACAGAGTGATTATGCGAGACCCGAGAGTGTTCACGAATTTCGATGATGTGGAGTACGCATTAGCCAAGCGCATGTGCGTTGACAGTGAACCTTGGAATTGGGGTATAGAGAAAATTTGAGGAGTGAGGAAATGAAATTTGATGAAGCTTTAGAAGACATTAGTGCATTATCTTTAAACGAAACAGTAGGTTTGTCACCAAAAGTGGTAAACACAATTATTAATAAGCTTCGTGAAGAATATACACCAATTATTAAAATGACGGAGAAACAGCACAATATTTTTGTAAATTGGAAGTATCATACTGCGGGCTGGAATATGACTAACTGTGCTGAATGGGCAAGAGATGAAAATATAACAGCTAATAATGCTATGCAAGCATGGCTACACCCAGAAACAATCAAGGTAGTTGACGAATAGTGACTGAATTATTTGGACAAGTGAATAAGCTAGATCCAAACAAAGGGTTAGTCACATTGCAAATGAGCGATGAAGATTTGCGCACATTGCAGAAGTATCACGCAACTAATCAGCAACAAGTTCTGTCAGTGGTAGCTAGTGATGATAATGAGCCGACACCAAAACAGCGTAGATTTGCGTTTGCGTTACTCAATGACATTTGGTTGTCACAAGTAGGTGGAGCATGGTTAGAGACTGTAGAAAGCACGAGAAGGCACTTTTACGGTATGTACGAGTATTACCATGGCTTAGACTTTGGCGAATTTAGTCTGAGCGCAGTCAAGGGCAACAAGTCGGATACGAACGAATTTATCAACATGTTATTAGATTATGCAGTTTTGCATAACATCAGCTTGAGTGTGAAGCCGTTGAATGAACTGGAACCACAGGAAATAGCGCACTGGGAATATCAGTGTCTGATGAACAAGTGTTGCGTGATATGTGGCAAGAGACCGAGTGACCTGCATCATTTAGACACGATTGGTCAAGGGGTAGACAGGCGCAAGACTAATCACTTGAAACACAGAGCCGTGCAATTATGTAGGCAACATCATCAGGAGGCGCACTCGTTAGGGGTGGAAACATTCTTACAGAAGCACCACCTAACAGGCATCAAGATAGATGAGCGAATTGCAGAGGTTCATAGATTAAACATTAGATAGGCAGCAATAGACGTTTTAAGGCGTTAAACACTGTTTAGGTATAAATCGCTAAACCGAATTTAAAACGTCAAATAGGACTGTTTATGTGGGTTTGAGAGCGAACGAGAGGTATAGAGATGGCAACAAGTAAAAGACTAAGTCCATTTGAAGAAGCAAGGCAAGCATTTTTAACTCCAGATGGCGAACCACGAGGTGTGGTTGATGGTCGATATGCATTGGAAGTAATTAACAAATTGGAAAGACGTATAAAAAATCATAATGACTTAATTATTATGCAGAGGGCAAGCCGATAAATGTTTAAATTTGAGACAGAATTAACAGTTAATCCAGCACCTCATAATCAATCAAATTTTAATAAGTTTGGAAAAGTTTACAAGAGCAAGCAAGAAAAAGCTTACATTGCGGATTTGGCGATTAGGTTGAAGTCTAAATTGAATCGTAGTAAGTTCAAAAGATTTGGCCCGCAACCGATACGTGTTGATTACGTGTTCGGTTTCATGCCACCGCGGTCGTGGAGCAAGAAGAAAAAGTTATCAGCGCTTAATCGTGAGATATACCCAACATCATCACAGCTAGGTGATTGGGATAACTTATGCAAGTCCACACAAGATAGGTTGAATGCACTGATTATTGAAGATGATCGTTTCATTGTAGATGGCCGAGGGCGGAAGATTTACACCGAAAAACCTTATTTGAAGATTGAAATAGAGGAGGTTAAACAATGACAAACTATGCGACAGGATTTTGTATCGTGGAAAGGCAACGAGGATTCGATGAAGCTTGCACATGGATGCAGAAAAAGTTAAAACCTGAAACAGCAGGAGGAGAAAGTGACCATTTTTGGAGTGAGCCACAAACAAAAGCTTTAATAACTATGTTAAGTGACGGTTGTGGAATTGATGAAATATCCGCCACATTAGGTAAGACGATACAACAAATATACGCTAAAAGAAGATTGTTAGCCAGCAATGGGGTAGTAAGTAAGCCTGTTCCACCATCGGAGATAAAAAAACAGCGCAAGGGTAAATTTATTGAGTTGGTTGAACAAGGTGAAAATAACGTTAAATTAATCACCGATAAAATAGGTTGTTCTACTACGGCTGTCTATGAGTATGCCAAAGAAACCGGCTACGAAATAAAGAGTGGGAGAGTAATAATATGACGATCGAAGAATACAACAAGTCTGTTCAAGACAGACATAATAAACAAGCGGTATCTGACGGACGTTTCACCGACTCATTTGAACACAGGTCGGCGGTACAACGTCACAAAATGGCACAACGGAAACAACGAGTTCGGTTGCTATTACAAGAAGGCATCACCAGTATTGATGTTCTAGCGCAACATTTCACTATTAGCGTATCAACAATGCGTGGCGTTATCTATCAAATGGGATTAAGGATTGAAAATAGTCGGGTGGTTGTATGACGATATACAAAATAACGGCTGTACCGTCACATTTCATGGAGCTGTTTAACTCATACTACGATTATGAATACCAAAACGGCGAGTATGTGTCAGATAAACACTATGAGGCACTAAAAGCAGAAGTAGAGCATTTCAACAGCAACGTATCGAAAGCTATGACTATAAAAATAGAGAAAGTGTGATGAGATGAAAATAGTTAGCTTACAGAGCGTGGGATTGGGAACATTTTATGTTGAACGTACTATCGATGAGGCTGTATATGTACCCTACTATATTGGTGTTGGTGCAATGGTTGACGATTTACGAGGCGGTTATGAAGGTGTAATTGGTGACGACAAGATTACTGTTACTAAAATCGAATTTGGCTTCGACTATCAAGGTACTGAATTGCCTGCACAACCAGATACTTATTTCGTCCACACATCAGACGGACACATCAGAGTGTTTCCAGCAGACAAGTACATTGCGGAATGGAGCGACGACACCGACCGTATCAGTCCAGATGACATCGGCAATGATATTCATGAGTTTTTACACGGAGGAGATAAGTGATCACTAACCCACTAACAGAAGCGGTGCAGTTAGCAGTGGAGGGCGACAATGATTGAAATAGGACACAACTTACAGCATGCGATTGAGCTTGGCATGTATTTGTCAGCAATGGTCGCAGTTACTTATATTGTATTGAAATATTATGGAGGTCGGAAATGACATTTGATGAAGCGATAGAAAAATCAAGAGTGTTGTCACTGGACGGAACACAAGAAATATACAGTGATGATGTTGTTCAATTAATTAACGAGTTACGACAAGAATATGCGCCAACTATTGAGATGACAAAACTCCAACATGACGTATTTGCTGATGAGATGGAAGACATAGCTACACAAGAGCGCTTAGATTTGTTTATTACTGATGGGCTAGGCTTAGGTGATATGACAGTCCGTAAGGATTTGAATGCTTGGTTACACCCAGAAACCATCAAGATAGTTGACGAATAGTTAGGAGAAAGGTGTGACTCAACTCAATAATGATTTATAAAGACAAGTATCAATATCTGTATCGTTATACCAAAAATAGAAATTACTTTTGTGCCACGGCTATGTATTAAAAAGCCGATTAGAAGAGTGATCAGCAATAGAATAATCATAAAGTGAATTAAAGCGTGAAGTAGTAATAAAGTCATAATGCCCCCTAACGTTTTTAATATTATAACATGTAGAAAGAGGAGAGAAAATTGGCGGATAGAGTTGATAGCATTTTGAGAGACTACTTCTCTGGTCGTCTCAAATTAAGAATTAAACAGCGTATAGAAACGATACGGTATGACAGTCAAGAAGTTGATGAGAATATCGGTGGCGGTCGTGCACAAAACAAACACACGCGTCCAGTTGAAGATATGCGCATACGACTTGATGAGGATAGATACCTTAACAGTCTCAAAAAGCAAAAGGAAGATGTTGAGCGCTGGATAGCCACGTTTGAGCCAGACAAGCAGAAAGTAGTTGCGTATTATTATGCAAGCAAGTCTGTCACGTGGGTAAAGGTAGCACAGCAGTTTCACATATCTGAAAGAACAGCAATCGCTTGGCGTACAGAAGTCAAACACATATTAGGCGCAGTCCTATAATACTGCGGTTTTTATGCAGTTTTATGCATAAATATAGGGTTATATTTATATCATGAGATAATTTGAAACAGGGTTATTGCTAATCCATTAAAAGCAACGTTACACACACTTCGGAAAAAGCCACTGTGTATGTAAAAATACGATAGGTTGGAATATCTATCATTATTGGTTTTATAGCTCAAATAGTAGAG